TCTGCAACATAACAACTGCTTTTGCCTGCTCGTCTAATTCCGGGTCGTTCATGGCGACCAGAATATCGATAATTACTCGGAAATCCGTCCTGATAGAAAAATCCACCTCACCGATTTTTAGTGAGGTGGGAAGTTCATAGGCGGTCATTTTGTATACTTCTCCGTGTACCTATTGACCACTTCCTGCATTTTTTTCTTTCTTTTTTCAATTTCCGGTGTAAGTGCTTCATTGATTTTGTCCAGAACAATATAGGCGAACACCTGACCATTTCCAAAAACAGTTGTTGCGGTAATTGGTTCTTTAAATAAATCCTTAGATGCTTCGTATCCGAGCATATAATTGATTTTGTCCTCAATCTGTTTATTGATCTCTGCCATTTCTTTGCTGGAAGAAACATTTTTAACAGATTCCTGAGCCTGTTCAAAGAAAGTTTCCAATTCTTCCGCTCTTGCTGCAACGTTAATGTCAGTAGGGTTCAGCTTAAATGAAGAGAACACTTCACCCTGTTTGTTTGTGAATGTGAAAAGAAGAAATCCATCATCAATGTTTGTGTTAATTGTTTTTGCCATTTTCTATACCCTCCTAAAAATTATTCGCTGTCAGCTGTAAATGTTCCTGAAGTAATGTCAAATTTTCCTTTGACACGTTCTCCAACGTAGTTCACTGTAAACGGAATCTGATATCCAGATGTATCACCGCCGTAGGATGTCGGCACAACATGGCAATCCTGCTTGTATGCTTCGTATTTACCGGCTGTTGCTTCTTTCCAGAGGTGCACTTCAACTGCACTTGTTTTCAAATTATCGTCTTTAAGACGTTCATCAACGATCTGCTGAAGCTTTTCGAACAGATCTGATGTAGTATCTGCATAGAACGGATCAGCGTCAGAAGAAGCTTCGTAGCCATTGTGTTTAAATGTGGATTCTCCAAGAATGTTTTTAGATGTTTCAGTGTCTGGATTGAGTTCTACATTGTACTCTTCCAGGTCTTTTCCAAGACGCTCATATTTCGGCGTCAGTCCTCCGCAGAGGGAGCCTGCGTCGATATAATGAGCCATATATTTACGGTCAATTTTTCCTGTAACTGGCATAGAAATGTCCTTTCTGCCTATAACTTTAAAAGGCTGTGTAGGTTAGCGACTATCTCCAATTGATAGCCGGTTGTTACTTGTTATATTGCTTCGTAAGTATTTTCGTAGCGCACCGACAATGGTAACAACCAGTCCTGTACGCCGCTCTCCTGCGGTTCTAAACCATAGGAGTTGTCACGTGTGATACGTTTTATCACTCGCCCCTGTGAAAGCTCTGGAAACACATTTAAACGCGTCTCAGAGCCATTTATAATAACTGGTTCCCGGCATATCCATTTACCGAGATTGTCAAGGAACTTCTGAACAGATAGTTTCTGCCTTTCTTTGTCAGATGCTGTACGATATACCACGTAAAATGGGTACTGACATACCTGATGCATCGTTCCGCAAACGTCTTCTTTCTCTGAATAGATCAACGCCCCGTTGTCTGCCGAGAACGCAATTCCTGATTCTTTGCCGAGTTCTTCAAACTTGATTGTTTCATTTTCGTATAACCCTGGATACTGGTTTAGAAGTGCTTTCATGGCATCTGTCAGAATCTCATATCCAGTTGCATCTTTTCCGATAGGTTTATCCGCCATGTCTGCCACCTCCTGCCTGTGCTTTTACTTTACGAATCCATGTGTCGCCGTATTGTCGTTTAGCGGCATCGAACCACTTTGCTTGTGCCTGTGGGTGAATTTGTTTGGTGTATTCAAGATTTTCCTTTGCGGCTGTCTGACCAGAAAACTGACTAACAAGAACTTTCTTTGCTCCACGTCTTGCGTAGGGACTTCCAGTTGCTTCATCAACCATTCCTTTCCCCTCGTACAGAAAACGCCCATAAGGAGCCGCCGCCGCACATACTTTCCCAGTTCCTTGCAAGGATGCACTCTCAACTCTTGTCCGGTTGATAAAGTCCCCTGTAATCATCGGCATGAACGGAACCATACTGTCCATAACCATTCCATCAAGGAGATACTGAGCTTCTTGATACTGTCTGGAGAACCTGTCCATATTCAGCTTAATTTTCATATCTCCGTCAACTACAGAGAATCCTTTAAAATGATGAATTTTGCTCATATTACTTACCCAGAATCTCGAAGTGTGGAATCAGTGTATACGGACCACCTACACTGGTAATCTTAAACACGTTATCCTTGTTCTCGTTCATGTACTGGTAGAATCCGTTTCGGTAATCACCATCAGTTACTGTTCCGCCAGTCCACTCACCCTCCCAGAAGAACGATTCATCTGAGAATGTGATAGTGTCTTCCAGAGCGTTGTTAATCTGCCTTTTCCACTCCTTAGGTGGCACCCATGGGAGAATCTTACCATTCTTGTCAGCAATGGTTATATCGCCATTCTGGACAGCATAGCGCACGTGTAACTGTGCGTTGTCTGTTGCGTCTGGCCCGTACTTCTTAAGAATTGCCCCCTTGTCCGTAATAAGGTCGACACCAGATAAAACATGAGGATACCAGTACGCATCTCCAGTCGTTTTGCTTTCGTAATAATTGAAAATCGTCACTGTTTTTTCGTACATGATACCCTCCTTTTTACAGTTTTAAATATTTATATCTGTTCTTCTTTGCGTATTTAATGGCTTCTTCTACGCTGTCAAAGCGTTGTCTAACATCCTCTTTCTTGGAGATTCCCTTGGCATGATAATTACCCTCATCGTCCCAGTTCGATATTACATTTCTCGTCCCAGTCATATAATAGGAGTATCCTTGCTTATTTGGCTCGGCTTGCTTATGTATGACAACGTTTCCACTTCCAAAGCCACTTGTTCCGCCTCTACCACCCATTACACTTCACCTCGTTGAATTTATCAGAAAATGCTTTGATTCTAACAATATTACCTTTACACTCTTCCGGTACTTTTCCGTAGAAAATAATACTTTCTGGATGCAATCGTTCAATCATAGCATTATAGCCAGATAAGAATAGGTGTTTTTTGCCTAAGCTGTTCATGCATCCCACCGAAGACACCGCCACAGTTCCGCCCTCTGGCTCACCGTCAAAACACCATTCGTAAGAATCTGGCGTACTCCATGAGATTGTCGGAATTACCTTGCAACCGTATTCTTGCAGGTACGCCCCAATCCAATGTTTGCGATAATGATTATAAATCTGGATAGCTTTTGGGAAATCGGTGTAGGTACTAAAATCCGGTGTTAGAACATACCGGAATTGGCTCAGCTTATCAACATATCTGTCTGGATTCCTCCATAATGCGTCAAACTGGTAATCATCCAGGAAGAAATGAACCGCTTTCCCTTCTGGATTACTGCATTTACCTCTTGCGTAATTGAATCCGACAAACTCACAGTTACCCTCGAATAATTCCGGTTCTAACTGCGGTATGCCGTATTCACCAACGCCGGGAAAGATACGGCGGTTTAGATTTTCGTAAGCTATACTTGTCTCTCGGTTTGCCATAGATTACTTCTTTCCACTTCCAAAGAACCACGAATCAAAGTTTTTCATTCTGCGCTTTCTGGCTCTGTCATAAGTGGTGGTAGTACGGCTTGTATCGTGCAAAGCACTTGTATCGCCTTTTTCAGAAGCCTTTGAAAATTTGTGCATTTCATCTCTCATGGCTGTACTGGCATTGACTAATTTTCGATGTTCTATAGCAAGTCTTTGATTTTTAAATAACGCCTCTGCACTTCCAAGTTTTGCGATTTTCCTTTTACTCTCACTCAATCTGTCATTTATATAATTCATTGTCTTTACTGCTTCACTCTTTGTCTTGATTGACTTAAAATAGCTAGTGTTTTCTGAATTAATGACCTTCTCGAGTTTATTGTCTTTCTTGACAATTCCACTTCCTCTGAGTGCGTCACTTTTCTTTGCAGAGTTGAAATATACTTTTGACATTAACTTAGAAACTGGCTTCTCGTTGTTTAATCCACTGCTTCCACCACGTCCACCCATAAAATCACTCTTTCATAATACTTTGCTTAATAACCTGATTCACACCAGTAGCCGACAGTCCGTTAAACATACCGACTGCAACTGCCGTGATATAATCCGTTGCCGGGAAATCCGGGATAACTCCCATCCCGACTGCTCCGAGAATCCCACCAATAACCGCCATAATCACCGGGATCCATTCATCAGAGACTCTTTTTGATGCTTTACATCCCATTCCCACGATGTAGCAAATCATAACGATTGCGATGCATGAGCCAAGTGTTGAAATGTCCATAATCATACCTCCAAATCAACTTTTTCCATAACTGCCCTTGCTTCCAGAACAGCAATATAATCCGTCATTGCTCTTACCTGCATATTGTAAGTGCTTCTCGGACAAGTAGGAGTAAATGGGAGTTCCCCTTTGTCCCACTTTTCAAGCATATTCGCAAGTTTCTTATATCGAACAACCACCTGCATATACTCTGCCTTAAAGCGTTCCTTGTAATCTGCACTGTTCATCATTTCAACTGTCTGTTTTAATTCCATTATTCAGATACCTCCTTAAATTCTTCTTCAAACTCATCCTTTACCATTGTATCGAAATACCCTTCTTCATCACGCAAGACGTAGTCTCCGGGCTCTACGAGTACCGAATCAACTCTTTCGCCATCTCTAAATAGAGCAGGATATGCAGAAATCTCAATGTGCGGCGGGTTAAGATTATTATTAATTTTTACCGAATTGCCAACAAACTTCTCAATTTGAGCTATGCTTTCTGGAGTGGTAAAACATTGAATAGCTTCAACTATAGTCGGTTTTTTTCGCACATATTTCATACTCTCACCCCCGCATATAATATCGGTACTCCATCATCCGTCCTTACTCCCATCAGAAGCGGCAATGCTGTCTTAAGAAGCAAGTCGTTCGTTTTCTGCACATCTCCGGCGGCGGCATACACTGCACTCCACTCTTTTGCGCCCGATGCTTTCTGCTGGGGCGTTGCGTAAGAGATGGATTCGCTGCCAGATGATACAGATGTTACAATGCCTGTCGTGCTACCACCGGTCCCGATTGCAGTTGATGTACCGCTCGCAGCGGCATTGGTAGCATTCTTCTCGGCAAGCTCAATCTGATACATTAATTCAGCCAATGAACAGACTGCCTTTTTGATACGCTTCTGTGAGCGTTCGTTTGTTGGCAGTCCGTCCACCAACCTGTCAAATGTCATTGTATCCACAAAATCACTGGCTCTTTCTGCCAGTCGTGGAAAGTCGGTTTCTGGCACGACATTGCCGAATGATTCTGTATAGAATTTATAATCTGCATAAGCCATGCCAATCACCCCCTACGTTTATGATTTCGCTGTTACGCTTGCACTTCCGGCATTCAGTGCCTTGTATGTTCCGTCACACTCAACCACTGTAATCTTCTGCCCGGTTGCTGCCTTAATGTCGGCTTTTCCGTCCCATGTAGTCCAGTTTCTGAGATTCTGGCCATAAGTTACAGCTGTTTCAGATGCACCAACTTTGTACTTGTACACATTGTTAGCGTTTTCTTTAGCCGGGTTTACAGTGATTTTTGTATCACCAGTTGCTGTTCCTGTCGCAGATGTTACTGTCAGAGTGCCAAGCGTTGGTGTCTCATCAATGGTAATTACTGCGATTGCATCAATGTACTCCGCAAAAAGAGTCAGTCCCATAACTGCGAACGCTTCGGAAACTGCTGTGTGGTAGTTGCCCTGAGTGTGGAATCCGATCAGGTTTGTCTCGCCAGATACGGTGTATACAAGCCCTGCTCTTGCGAAGTCAGATTCGTTCGGGTCAACATAATACAGAACGATGTTCTCGACAGGTGTTGCAATAACCTGTCCTCTCGGGATTTCGCTGTCAGACAGTAAAAAGATTGTGTTGAATCCCATAAAGTCTTTCATGTACTGGAATCCGAACTGGTTCTGAATAGTAATTTCAGCTGCTCCGAGGTATTCATATACGTCCAGAATGTTGACAAATCCAGCGACGCCAGTCACATTTCTGTGCATCTGCTTGAATTTGTTCTCAACACGACCCTTAGCCATTGCCAGAGCCATCTGGAATGTAGTTTCTGTGGAAGTAAGTGTACCGGTTTTCAGATAGTCATAGAATCTGCCGGTAACATCAGTCTGAAGCTGGAAAAGAAACTCGTCATCAGTCATCTGAACAGCGTTCTCATAACCGTGGTCCTTGATTGCTTCGATAGATACAGCCTTTGCGTACTTTTCGATAGTCATTTCCGCATAGGTCTTTTCTTTTACGGTAAACTTGCTGTAAGGGATTTCCTCGCCCTCTGCCACTTTTCCGCTCTGTAAAGTACCTTCTGCATACTTAGACTTGAGTACAGCACCCGGCTGTTTTTTGATAGGTTTCATGATACCCAGAATATCACGTAAGTGCTGCCAGTTTCTTTCGAATCTGGTAACAAAGTCAATCTCACGTGCTGTGACCTGAATATCATTTGTCATAATAAGATTAGCTTTTGCTGCCATATAAAAAAATCCTTTCTACCCATATTTTTTAAGGTATTGGGTTAGCGGCTATACTCTGGCGTATAGTCGGTGTAAAAAAATCACTGGAATAACTGGATGTTCTGAGCAATTGCAGCCTGTCTCTCGGACGGGTCTTTGATTGCTTCGATATCTTTCTTTGTCATGTTTCCCGGTGTCTGCTGCTGTCCAACATGAGTGGTAAATCTTGCCTGATTCTGCTGAGCCTGCTGCTGAGATTCATCCACAAAAGCGGATGCGTCAGACTGTTTCATCTGTTCGATCAGGTCGTTTAATCCAAGGATTTTGCCATCTTTCAGCTTCAATCCGGCTTCTTTAACGTCTGCCATAACAGACTTCTTTGCAGCTTCACTGGAAAACTTAACATTGTCGAGTGCCGCTTTGAGTGCGTCTGAGAAATCACGGTCATAGATTTTCGCGTTGAATTCTTTCTCTGCATCTGCCGCTTTCTGTTTCCAAGTCTCTAACTCACTTTTAATATTTGCCGGGTCGATACCGTCAAAACCTTTTAAGGTTTCTTCTGCTGTCTCAGCACGTTCTTTCCAGTTATCTCGTTCTCCCTCAACTTTTGACAGAGTTTTCGCCACTTCCTTTGCGTTCTTGTAATTCTCAGAAAGTGCTTTCTTTACATCTGCCTGTTTATCCTCCGGGATTTCAATTCCAAATGATTTTAAAGTGTCAATAAGTTTCTGCATAACATCCTCCTGGTCGTGTTTATTGACCTGCCGCCGCAGGTAAATGGATTAAGCCAGTTAGACCACTGACAAGGTAATCGGAAAGGCAGGAATCGAACCTGCGACCTCACATTTACAGTGCGATCTACCACTGAGCTACATTCCATGCCGCCTATAACGGCCAACCCTCTAAAAAGAAACTGGGGTGAATTTCACTTCTTTCGCTATAGCGTAAATCCACCTGAGACATAGACCACCTGTATACAAACAGCTTAACTCTAAGCGGATTAAAGCGGAGCGCCCGGAATCGAACCGGAGACCAGAGTGCGACTCTGTCAGTTTTCCACTAGCGTACATTCCACATAACCCGGATTCCCGGGTTAGCAAGGTGTTTAACGTGTCATGCCTGCCACGAGTTGTTTCGGATATTTATTTCTTTTTTAAAAGAAAAGTATGAATAACAAAAACCTTAATCAAGGAGGTGAGCCATCTTGCGTGCCAGATGGCAAATACGCACGACAGGATTCGAACCTGTTCAACTTTCCGTTAAAGCGTGCGTACCAGCTACTAAATTAAAGGAAGGAGGATTAAAACGAAAATGTCAAAAACAACCGTTTTACTTGTGCTTCCTGCTGCACAATTACATTATAGCAGATTTCTTTTAACTACCTCTCTACCACTTTTGTGTTTTTAGAACATATCACGGAGTTTTTCTACGTATCTCTTGACAAGATCACGTTCTTCCCGGCACTCTGCATCCTTGGACATATCACTCATTTCTGTTGTAAGTTCGTCCAGATGTTCTTCCAATGCGGCGAGCATCTTTCTTTTGCAGTCTTCAGACTTGCCGGAACGATAGCTCTGTTTCTGTGTCATATAGTCGTCATAAGCATCTCGTCCGTCAGAGCGGCTGTAATGTCCTCTAACATAATGCTCACCACGTCTGGCATAAGAACTGCCTCGGTCATAATCCGGCATCATTCTGCCGTCATTTGCGCTGTATCTCCCCATGCTGTCGCGCTTTCTTCCGCGTTCGCTGTAATCGTCATTGTATCCGCCACGCATCTCATCAAGGACAGTGTTATAGTACTCCACTTTCTTGTCCCAGTACTGCGTGTTCTTTATGTCTTTGTACATATCAATCAGTTTGTATGTCATTTCCAGATTTCCGGTGGTCAGTCCATTGTCAGCGATTTTGGACAGCTCGTCTTCAATTCTTGCGCATAAGTCTTTAATATCTCTCATAATCACACCTCCTACGCTTCTCTAGTCACGACAATATTTGCGTTCGCAACAGATACTGCCTGGTCGCTTGTGTTCTCTACTGCGATATTAACGCAACATCCGCGAGGTACATCAATATAGATGCCAGAGGACACATTATTGTACTGATTTACTGCTGCCGGTGTGGAAATCATCTGGGAAGAAAGAACCGGCTCACCAGAGATTGCAATTGCCAGAGAAATAGCTCCGACAGTACCGCCTGTTGGAATTGCGATATTACCAGAAAAATCCACGAAGAATCTCGCTTTACACTGGTTAGTCAGTCCTCTTAGAGTGATGATTCCGCTTCCCTCTCTGTGCTGAATGCAGTTAGAACCCTTAACTGCTGTATTTGAAAATACTACGTTTCCATTTGCTGCTACAGTCTGAGCAGCTACACTTGTAAATTCTGCCATAATTTTTACCCCTTTCATATCACAAAAGGACAGGTCTCAGCCTGCCCCTCTGTGTAATACGGCATAAGCCGACATTCGAATCAATCGAAAGATACTCTCGATATGAAGTTATCAGCAATTGCATCCGGTGTTGCATCCGCATCCACATCCGTAATATGTGTTCGGGTTAGGAACCTGATATGCCGGAATCGGTGCTGGATTGATTGCGTTAATGAGCTGCTGTGTCTGAGAAGCCATTGCAGTTGTGAGAAGTGCGCTCTGGCGATCCTGAGATGCAGCACGTCTGAGATCATTATTCTCAGCCTGCAAGTTAGAAATCTTTTCATTGCAAAGATAATCAAGAATTGCTCTTGTTCCTGCATTCTGACTGTCAATAATGTCTCTTGTATTGCTGTTCATGGTGTTCTGCAATGCACAGGTGTTCTGTGCCATATTGTAATTTACGCCCTGAATTGCTTCTCTGGTTTCACAGCAACAGTTCGCAAGCTGTGCCTGTAAAGCATTGGTATTCTGCATATTAGCCACAGTATCGGCATTAATAGCCTGCTGAATGCCGAAGCCAGTCTGCATGATGTTGGTGTTAATTCCATTGAATCCGGTAAGCATACCGTTGTTCACTGCATAGAATCCATCACAGAGACCGTTGTTGATTCCGTCAAGCTTGCTAATTACTGTGGAGTTATCGAAACCTCTCTGAATGTCCGCCTGAGTAGCTGCTGTGGCTGCATATCCGCCACCGTTGCCATTATTGCCCCAGCCGTTGTTTCCCCATCCACAGAATACGAACAAGAAAAGCACGATAAGCCACCAAGCACCATCTCCGCCAAACATGCCGTCATTATTTCTACCGTTTCCAGTAGCGGCGGCGATATCTGCTAAGCTATAATTTCCATCCATAATATAATCTCCTTTTTGTGTATTTACATCAATCTGGCCAGATTGTAATGTACTATTTCATATTCTTCAGCAGATTTTGAAACTGTCCCGCCATCTGCTGAACCTGATTAAGCTGTTGCTGAGAAATCCTCCCAGACTGTAACATCTTCTGGACTTCTTCCTTCGGGTCTCCCTTGAAATTCTGCTTAAACTGCATAAACTGTTGTATCATCTGCATTGGCCCGCTTCCCTGCGGCATCCCACCACCGAGCGCGTTAAATAATGGATTACTCATCTGCGTTTCCTCCCTTGACTGCTGATTCCTGCACGGTATTAGCCCTAACAGGTTCAGAAAAAGAATTTAATCGGTTTATGATAGCTTCGTATTTGCCCTTTAAATCGTCGTATTCCTGCCTGGTGACGTATTTACTGTCCATGTTCTGAGCAGGTTGTTTAGGTGGCATCTGAGTGCCTACTTCATGGTATTCAAACGTCCGTAATGGTTGTGGCATACCAGAAGCGTCTGTAGATTTTATGTAGAACTTTTCGCTCTCTGAATCCATCAGTAAAACACTTGTCCCAGGTGCTACTAGATAGGATTTTGCACCGACTTCGCCAGATACCCACAGGATACCATTGTTATTCTGTTGCGGTTGTTGCGCTGGTTGAACTGGCATCTGGACAGGCTGTTGCTGGAACTGGTTCATCTGCCCCGAAACGCCAAAACTATATTGATAAGGATTGTTATATAATGCCATCTCGTACACCTCCTATGACTTATTCTATGACTTATTCTATGACTTTCTATGACTATTTTTACATAAAAAAAGAGCCTTAGACAGTTCGTCTAAGACCCATATAAGTATCTGAAAAGTATCAGCATACTTTAATTATTTTATTATTCACCCTCCGGCTTAATCGCTTCGCCGTAGATATACTCACATTCATCTGTTCAGCACAATATTCGAGCGTATATTCCTTGCATCTCAATCGGGATAGTTTTTCTTCATCCGGTGTAAAATTGCACTCTATCAAGAATCTATCTATATCTTTCTTAGTGAACACATATAATTTCATGAGCATACCCCTTACTAATGCTAACGCTGATTCTGTGCAAGATAATTTGTAAGCTTCTGTTTTGTTTTTTTTAATTCTTCTACATTATTCCCACTGATCTGACTATCCAACATGGTTGATAGCACTTCCAAAATCAATGAATCACGTTCTGCAATTCTCTGAAGGCTTTCATAATCTCGTCTATCATGCTCTTCCAGTGTCTCTACTCGCTTATTAAGTCGGAATGCCGGTGTAATCCATTTAAAGATTACGGCTGCCGCCCCTCCGACAATAGACACCCCTCCGCAAATAGAGAGGAAAATCTGTACAAATTCTGATATGCTCATTTATTCTCCTTTTCCCAGTAATATACTGGGATCTCATTACCGCTATTCCATGTATCAAAATATTTTCCCTCTTGTACTGTCACTACATGGCCATCTATGCAGAGAATATATGTACCTGTCGGATGGTCTGTACAAAAGTCATTGACTGTATAGATATATCGCTCTGACTGTTCTATCAGTTTGCGCCTGTATCCATGCTTATAAAGGTACGCGCCCCAGACATAATTTGCACTTGGCATATCTGACAGAGCACATGCCTGTATCATTAATCCGGCGAATACCGTTTCCCAGTCGAAGCCAGTTGCTTTGCATATTGCCCGGACAACGCAATCTCCGACTCGATTCCCAGCAGGATTCGGATTGTAATATTCCCATCTGTCCATCAGTCAATCCCCTTTGCTGTTTTATATCTTTTTGCTGCCCTTCTGGCTTTTGCGGCGTTCTGGCGGTTCCACTTAGCGATCATGAGCCGGTCTTGCAGTTCTCTCAGGTCGTTCCGCTTGCAGTAATCTTTGTATGTAGCATTTTGTTTCTGCAAAAGATAAGACTTCCGGTCAAGATCTTGCTGTAATGCGAATTTTGCCTGTTCATCCTTGCAGTTATCAACCGCCGATTGCATTCCAAGGACTTCACGTTTCGTCTTGCGGATTCTTCGCTCGTAAGTACGTTGTCGCTGTTCCTTTTCGTACTGTTTACCTTTGTCGGTTTTATCCTGTGCTGATAGTTCTGCATAAGGATTAAATTCCCCGTCACTTGCTCCAAAGCTATGCCGACAATTAACTCCTGACAGTCCACTTGCCGTTCCATATCCGGTCAATGAGAACGGTGGAAATTTCTTACTCTTGCCAGAACGAGAGTATATCTTTCCTTGCCACCATGAGTGATTTCCGGGATTCTGACCACCGTCACCTGTTCTGGCTCCCATGTGAGCACTGACCAGAATTAAATCCCAGTCCATTTCTTCCATGCGTTTTAGGGATATATCTCCTGTAGCCTGAGCCACTCCAGTTCTGACAGAACGTGCTACTGCTGTTTCAATCGTATCTTTTCTACCAGATGAATACGTGACCGTAACGCCATCACTCACAACGTTATTAACCGCCTCTTTGATGGCTTGCGTATACCCGACCGCCCCTGTCATTATATGGTTATACGCAAGGTCGCATTGCTCGATATAGAGCCTTTGAGCGGCACTTGCAGTTGTTCTTGCGAAGTTCTTCCATTCGCCCATAGTCGCAAGCATATTTCGCTCCATGAGTCTTATCATGGTCGGGGATTGCTCGAGTGGTACAGGGCTTAATCCCGCCGCCTTATATATCTTATCATCATAATTCATCGCAGTGATTCCGGCATCTTCAAACGCTTCAAGAAGTTCTTGCTGTTCGCGTTTGGTGTACCTGGATAGTTCCGCCAGAATGTCCTCTAACAGTTCACCCGATTCCTGTAGTGTTCTGATTCTCCACGCATCGGCATTGGTTAGGATATAGTCTTCACCCCTGCCGATTCTTGCCATCATTCTCGACACGATCTCAGAGATGATATATTGATGCAGTTCTTCTGCAATCTGTTCACTGCCCTCTGTTATCCGGCGTAAATATTCTGGACTAAGCATAGTATATCACCTCTTTCGTCAAAAGTCGTGGTACATGTTTTAAAAATATGCTATAATCAACCTATTAAGGAGGTGTCGCAAAATGTTTTTAAAATTGAAAATTTTCTGTACTTGTAATTGCAACTATTACGTAAATGAACAAATTAACACGGAAAAGGTAATTTGTCCAAATTGCGGCAAGGAGCATCCGTCTTCATCACAAATCATATCTATGCTTCGCATGGCTAAGTGTATTAATGATGGCAATGTTCCTGGTGCAAATACAATGAGGACATTTGCTGTATCTAAGCAAGAAGATTCTGGCTGTTAATAATGTCGCTGCAAAGTGGAGAGGGGTTTTAATCCTCCCCACTTTTTTTTACTTAATTCACTAAAGCTTCCTTTAGTTAATTAAAAACCATGTTTCTTACGCTTTTTAAACTTTTCACTCTGTTCATTCATTACATCTAATATGGATCTGCTAGATACTATTTCTCCTTCAGAATGGCATACCGGGCACTTGTTATAATCTGTCTGATTAATAATCAACGTACTATCTTCTACTTCGTATACTTTTCCGCATTTTTTACATTTCATAAGAGTATAACTTCCCCAAGACATTTTTATCATCTCCCTTTAAATCCATATACACAAAAGACGGAGTACATCTAAAAGATGAATACAAGCATCTTTGGATTGATGCAATATCCGAATACATAGAATAAGCACAAAGGGTGGGGAGACTGTATGTACAGTCCCACTTTTAACTATTCATCCATACATTCATCTGACTCACAACTTCTTTTGCCATCTTAGCAAATCCCTCGGTGTTTGGATGTACGTTGTCTGGTATATCCGTCTTGCTATCAAGAATAAGATGACAATAAGATGTTCTTACTTTTGATTCTGGATAATCGGTTAACTCAATTTGTGCAAGTTCGTTATATTTAATAACCCTATTTCTATATAATGGTTCAGATACACTGTGTTTACTTTTGTCTGAATTTGGTGTCGTAGGAAGATTAATAAGCACCTTAATGGAATCATTAAACACAAAAACACTATCGATCATCTTTTTTATATTTGAGATTGCATTTTTTGATGCCGATTCATAATTATTTGTTGCATTATAAAGGTCATTGATTCCAAGCTGAATAATAACAAAATCTACAGAAGTATAACCTTGTTGATTCATATAATACTTGAAATCAAATGTTTCTGTATCTGGATTATAAAATGGATTTACAACATCATTATATTTTTCGTTTGTAAAATAATCGCTAGTAGTCCATCCGCTTCTTCCCTCATTCTTGTTTGTGGTTGTACCATCACCAAGTGTTCCTAATAATGTTAATTCAGCACCATTTTCTGTAAATAATTCTAGCATTTTAGCAGTCATAGTATCAGAATTAACTGTGCTATCACCTATTACTAGTGCAGTTTTATCTGAAAGATTAATTGGTTTAGAAACAATTTGACATATACAATTGTTATCAATTCTATTAAGCTGTTCATCATAAATATCATATTTATAGAAATTAGAAGAACTAGAAGAATTAAATATAATGCCCGTAGAATCTTCTGATTTATACCTTCCATCAAAAACATTGTTTTTATATGGTGTTAGTATAGAATCAAAATAAAATTTTTCATCCCAGCCTTTTGTAAAATGTAATTCTGTTACAGGTAATGCACACGCATATGTTTCTTTTGTTTGACGATAAAATGAATCTTTGCATCCAACGGGAACTTTTATCATATCAGATTGTCCATTGGTTCCTTCTGATAGAATAACTCCATTATCAAAAGCGTGCGTTGAAAGTGTAATATATAGTTTTGTTGCATTTTCAGTGTCAAAATATCTTTTTGGTGTGTTGACGAATGATTTTATTATATCGTTTTTTTCATCAACCAAGATTGCCCATCTAGCAGATTCACCAATCGTTTTATATATATATCGAGTGTTTTTCTTAACATTTGCAATGATATAAGCATATGCTGTATAAGAAGGTTCAAACTTGATATCTCCGTCGCTTGCATGATATGCACCAATTCCTGTTTCACACACTTCAATCATATTAAAACCTTTTGCCACGACAGTTTTGGATTCGTTTTCATTTAACTCATCATGTGTTACAAGGTTACTATTATCAATTAATTTTTTCAGTAACTTCACGAGTGGATCAACATACGGAGCATAAGTTGTGGCTATACCATCTTTATTTAATTCAAGTTGCCCGTTATAATTGAAAAGATTCTTATGAATTGTACATCTTACATATGCAACACCACTTGGAATTTCATGTATATCTATATTCGTAGTAAATAAAGGTATAAATTTTTTGTTGGCATCATAATGAGCGATAGATAACATATCGTATGGATGCGTTACTTTATTTAGATAATATGAACTTACTAATTTGTATCCTTCTTTTACCGGGATCAGATCAGTAACATATCCTTTTCTTCTATCGTCATGTTCTATAATTCCTGTATTAGAATTAATATATGAATTGGCAGTACATTTCGAAATATCTAACAGGTTCTTTCCGTGAACCGTTTCAATTAATTCACTTTCTAAACCAATTATATCTTCCTTTAGCGAACCAGTTTCATCTTTCAGTGAAGCAACGTCCTCCTTGTTCTGATTAATCTGCCGTGCCTGTTCTTCTGTAGCTCCGGGCTTGACTGGATTCTTTTCAAGGTACTCATTTACTGCATTTTTGATTTCTTCTGGTGAGATTTCATCGCCTATTCCTTTTAAGCATAATTCGTATAAATACTTCTCTTTTCGCGTGATCGGTTTCGGGAGTTCGCCCGTGTAATCACCTGTCAAGTATGCAAGATATTTTTCTTCCCTTGTTACTGGTTTATCTGCCATCTTTTTACTCCTCTCCGAATAATGTTGGTTCGTCTGGCTGAGCTTCTTTGACCATTGCTTTCGCTTCATCCTCTGTCATTCCCTCGAATTTCACGAAATACAGCCAAGCCGGAACCTTTCCAGTGGTCACATACTGCCACCATCTAGCACGGTCGTTTTCACGCACATACAGGATGTCTCCAAAATCATAATTGACTTCATAAGCCCCAACCGGTGCAAGTCCGTACAGATCAGCGTAAACGTTCAATGCATATATAACTTCATCTAGGCAAGACTCTAACTTATCCCTTACATCCTTGACGAACTGCACTGTCCTCTGCTGTTCTGCTTCTACTCCTGTAGCTGTCTGAATGCCGCTAGATTCGTTAAAAACAAAGTACCCGTTAGAGAATCCAATCTTGTACCCTAACTGGCTTAAAATGGCGTTTATGCCGCTTATACGGGTATTTGTGTTGAGAATTGGATTGATTTCCTGGTAGAACTCTTTTTCATCCTGTCCGAATACATTCTTGACAAAGTGCGGTAAGTTCATCTCATTCCGTCTGTTCTCCATGCCCTGTGGTGACATGGCTGATACAGGTGTGCCGCTTGGCATCAGTATCCTATCATCTGCCAAGACAATTTTCTGCGAATCAAAAATCTCTCCGGCGTTTCTGCTGTATGCAATGTCGAGGTCTTTTAACTCTTCGATAGCTTCTGCGAATATTGGAATTCCGAGTGGTGTGCTAATGTCCACATTGTTTGCCTGTGGTGTCCGCAGTACTCCATACAGAGGTCCATCCAGCTTCTCACCGTTTGCCTTGAGTATCGGCGGCGTATCTGCCATTAGGCCTGCCCATTTGGTCTGTTTAAGGTCAATTTTGTCACCGATTGACTGAGGGGATTTTGACACATAGGCCCTATTAGAAACGTAGTACGGGTAGGTTGTCACTCCGTTCACTGTAGTCTCAGCAAATCTATGATATTCAAGTCGCGTATAGTATTTCCGTCCAACAGTGTAAGAATCCTTGAATATAATCCCTTTGATTTCCTGATTATCATAATCCACAATCATCACATCTGCCGGAGTAAATACGTCAAGGCTCTCGCCGTTCGGCTTAATGAACACGGTTCCGTAAGCGCAGCCATATTCCACCCAGTGCCGAATCTGGAAATATACCTTGTCTATCTGCCCTTGTAGCCACGTAGCCCTTGCGGAACCGCCGATCTGAATGCCGATTGCCAGCGTTGCAAGTCTGGCAGTCTCAGAACACACAGATTTAGCAAAATTAATCGTCTTGATATTATTCTTGTCATCTAGCCATTCCGGTACTCCTCTGTAAATGTTCGCGCACCGGTTAATCAGCGATTCCATTTCTGGAAATTCTGCCGCCTGGATATTAAAGTCCTCTTCGGCTTGTTTTTTGAAAATCATGTTAAACCACCTTTTTAGTGTTGTTATAAGTCCCATTTAATCTACCTTTTAAAATCCATCCATCTTACAGAAGTATCTCGCACAATAATGTCTTCATATTCTACAACTTTTAAGGTTTCGTTAATGTCAGATGATCCATATATTTTTAAACCGATGCTTAAGAATTTATTTATTTTATCTGAAAAGTACCTATCTAACATTTTATGCACTATGCCCCCTTCTCATCGACAATGGACTTGTCGCATACCTGAGAGAATCTATCCAGTGATCGTTACCATCTGGATAATCTGCGATAACTTCTCCATTGCCATCTACTTCATGTTCATAATTGATAATTTCCTTGTATGCTCTCGGCGTTCGTGCCGGATCAATGACTAATGTTCGGCACTGTAACCACTCAAAAGTATATTTGCGGCTTCCCGGTGTAACAATAGCCCTACGTGCTGGAAGCCCTGCATCTCGGAAGTCAATAATGCTTTCTTCTTCATCAACTCCGCAAGATATTGAATAATCATCGTATCCCTTTTGTTTTATCTGGCCAGCCATTACTGTATTTCGAATTTTACATCCGCCAAGCTCATCCAGCAGGATAACTTTGTCCTGATTAGGCACATAAGCCACACGAATAAACGCTTTGGGATCCGGGTACCATCCCCAGTCTTGTCCCTGATAGATACTTTGATACTTCTGAATTTCTTCGTCTGGAATCGTTCGGATTTCCAACAACTCAAAGATATTTGTACCGAGTCCGACAGGTAATCCAAGATATTCATGCTGATAGGCTCTTGGATTTGTCTTTTTAAGATGTTCCGCATCATCAAGGAATTGTTGACCAAGCCATTCAACAGGAACTGATCTGTAATCACTCTTATGCCTGTAGCTATCGTCTCGTGGTTCTTCTACGTACGCATTTGTCCAGTTACTCCGGCTAATTGGCGGATTGAATGTCTTAAATACAACAAACTTACTGCCACCTCGAAGGACTGACTGCTGCACTGTACGAATTTCTTCAATGCCCGAAAATTCGTCAAGTTCCTCGAACCAGAGATACTTGAAATATCCCTTGCTTGTTTTAATAGATTTAGTCTTTTTTGCCTTGTCCAGTCCTCTGAATATGATCTTCTGTCCGGTAGGCTTATAAGTGTACTGCATAGGGCTTACACTGGTGTCCCATAGTTCATTGGCTCCGAGCGCGTCAATTCCCCATGCTATCTGTTCATAAACGGATTCTCGAAGTGTGTTTCCAACTTTACGGAAAATAACGGTATTTGACATTATGCCGTTCTCTGCGTCCTGCATCATCAGGAAAGGAATCATAACACCCACGAAAGACGACTTCGTGGATCCACGCCCACCATACAAATCATAATAAGTGTGTTTTCCGTCCAAAATGTCCCAGAACACATTGTAAAAGGCAGGAGCTATAATTTCATTCAGATTAATCGGATTCTCATTCATTCTGTTTCTCCGGCCTTGGAATATTATTTACAATCGTAATCTTTCCATCTCCAGAATCATCATTTTTCTTGTCAGCATCCCATCCCTTAAAATTATTTCTCAAGCTGAACTGAGCGCCATTTGAACCGTCACGATCAAATAGCCTTTCCTCTGCGTACTGTTCTACCATACTCTTCGCGCGCGTTATCGTGTTACAAAATTCCTCTTTTCCTTGATATCTTAATAAATCCAATCTGCTTGTAAATCCTAATGCGAGAGCTAAACCAGTTACTGTTGGAGGCTTTCGATTAATAACCACCGGATTTCCAAATTTATTCAATACAGTTTTTCCATTATCATCTTTTAATATTTCGCCTTCGCATTCTTTGAAATAGGCGTCAATTTTTTCTTCAATTTCGTTCACTGTCTTATATATTGGTGGTCTTCCTACCTGTTTTCCCACGTTCTCACCTCCAGACATAAAATGCCCTAGCATAGTTATAGTTATATATACTATAATACCACACTAGGGCGCACGTAGCTCTCTACCACTTTTATAAATTTTTAAGTTTTTTAAAGTCTGCCAATTAATTTGGCCAGATGATAATATTCCGCCATGACCTTACGTTTGTAGCCATAGAAGTCATTTTCCGTTGCGGGAACTGTCCTGATCTTTTCCATCGTCCGATATCCGATACTGTTCACGATACTGTCATAGATTTGCGATTCAATGCCGGGTGCGTATTTGATGGATACCTGCAACAGATTGTATTTGTCACTCTCGTTAAGATTCCGTAAATGACTTTGTAATGTCGGTATATCGTCCGGCGGCACTCCGTAGTCAATCAGTGTTGCCTTTCTCAGTTTCATTTATTTCACCTTCTTCATTCAAGCTCCAGTCACATGGTATGCCTTGAAAACATTCTGGACAGTATTCGTAGAATCCGCAGCCCTTACAGTCTGCTGACTGTCCAGTACAATATTGCTGTAGTACGTGGTATGCTGATATAGCAAGGTTTGGCGTTATTTCTGGTGTAGGTCTGTTATTCATTTCTTCATCTCCTCCAACTTTTTCACGGCTTCTTCACGGGTAAAGAATATGGTTTTACCAATTTCGCTCATTGGAAAAGCTCCTGTTATTGAACCTGTATAGTTTTCGTAATAAAATATAATTTCATCTTCTATATCTGGCTCAACATAACTGTCACAATATCCATATGAAAATGCTTTTATTTCATACGATTCCGGATATCCAAAATCGTTATCCCATACCATATCCCCAACCTTACACGGCAATCTCACAAGCAATCCCTGTTCTTCTAAGTCTTCATAAACAGCAAGTTTCGTAAGAATTTTATCCGCAAACGGTTTTAATAATCCATCCGTAATTTCTTCTTTTGCAACTCCTGTACCATCAACATTTCTTTCTCTTTCTGTTAATCTCTCCATCTACTTCACCTCTTTCATCTGACTCTCTATAGCGTCTGTGAGCAGCTTCAACGATTCAATGAATGCATCCGTCAATGCTGTTCTGTCTGGGTATTTAGCGAACGTTCTGACAAGTTTTACTGCATCCTTGATTTTTTCTTCATCTTCGACGATTTCGGATGCTTCATACACTGTCTTTTCAACATAGTTGTAAGTAACAATCTTACTGTCGTAAAAATTCAATATGTTTGGAAACGGAATTACGATAGGGTTTAAATGGTTTTCTCTCGCCCATGTGAATCCCTGAAGCTTTGCCATTTTCAGAACACTCAAATATTCTTCCTGTGTCTTTACAAACACGATTTTTCCAGTTAAAATAATCATTTCTCCACCTCTTATCGCTTACTTTTTATCGCTTGTTTTCATCGCTTGTTTCTGTAATTTCTCTCAAGCAGGCATTCCAACCAACCGCAATAATATCTTTTTGTGATTCTACATTGTCATTCGGAACGATATACTCTTTTTTCTTCGGCAATGGCTTCAATGGACACCATTTAGGTCTTGATTTGCTTTCGTAATCATAATGTTCTTCTGTCATCAGAATTACATCATAATCTAAACAATCAGCTAATTCACAATAACCCACATATTCAAGTTCACCGCAGTATGAAGTTCCGAACGGGCAATCATAGCAATTTTCTGGTGCGTCTATCACTAATACTGATTTACTCATTTTCTTCCTCCTTATCTTTCTCCGGCAAGTCCATAAGTGGACACCAATCTCCCCATTTTCTCCTATAATTCAAAATATTTCTTCCATGTTTCTGGCAGTGTGGTACAATCTGGCTCATAAGGTTGTGGATATACAGTATATCCACACTTCGTACATTTGATTTGTGGTGGAAAGTCCCTACTCCATTCCATGTTTCCACCACATTTTCTACAACGGATGTATCTCTCTACTTTCTTTGGTTTCGTTTTGAAGAATGAAGCGTAATTATTGTTTTTCATTTCTATCCTCACTTTTCATAACTTTTCAAAATTTCTGCGATTGCATTAATATGTTCTGACAGTGTATCTAAATCTTCGTCTTTAATTACTCTCAGCCCACGTCTCGACTTAAAATCTTCAATGACATATGCACCATCTTTGATTTCCTTAAATTTCTTTGCCATTTCGCTTTCTTTTATGGCTTCGGAATCGTATTTGTAAAACACTTCATGTTTATCGTATTCTCCAATGTCGGTTTCAATTTTGGTTCGTTTAGGAGTTATGCGAATGATCTTTGCCGGATACACCATGACGTGTCTAAAACTCTCTCCCCATCCACACCGTACCTCTCTTGCGATTCCAACTACATCTCCGACTTTTAGATCATCTTTATTTATCGGGTTTAATTTTCCTATTACCATTTTCTTGTTATCCTCACTTTCCCCATGTAAGTAACTGGCACGCTATTGTGCAGTCCTCCATGATTTCTGTATTATTTATGTATCAATTCACCATTCTAATTTTGATACAACCTCGGTTTGCCGAGGATTCGTTATCACTTTCTGTATCTGTCTAAAATTTTCATTATCTTTTCTACATAATCAGCCATCTCAAGAATATCTTCGTCGTCCATCCATTTCAGCCCATATTTGTTTTCAAACTGATTAAGTTCAAACTCCATATCTCTTATCAAAACAAATTTCTCTGCCAGTTCATTTTCTTTTCTGGCATTTTCATCGTATTCGTAAAACTTTTCGCTTTTTCCATGTTCTTCATATATATCTGTTTCGATCTTGGTTCTTTTTGGAGTGATTCTTGTAATCTTAACCGGAATAATTTTTCTATGTCGGAACGTCGATAACCACCCGCAATTCACCGTTCTGGCAATTCCAACGGTATCTCCTACCTTTAAATCGTCTCTGCTGATTTCTTTTAACTTAATTTTCATTTCTCGTCCTACTTTCATTTAGCCAAATGCTACCTGCCCGTTATTCTGCATGACTTTTTATTTCTCCTGAAAAGCTTAATTCAATTCCTAGTTCTTCCTTGATAGCCTGCACATAATCAATCCATTCAGCCAAGCCCTGATTGATATAGTCCGAAGCTTTGTCCATGCCTGCCATGAACTTCTGGCATCTTTTCTGACCGAATCCAAATTCATCATGCAGGACAGCTATCGCCATGATCACGCAGCATTCAGATACAAGCTGTTTGATTTTCTCAGATGCTTTGTCCAGGTCCTTTCTTGCCAGGGAAGTATGTATTCCTGTTACTCCCCTGAATCTGCATTCCTTTTCGAGGGCTTCAAGACCGCCCTCTCTGGTGATTCGTCTAGCAAGGTCAAGACCATCTTCTCTGCCGCGTTCATATTCACGCATTTTATTCATTTCTTCACCTTTCCGAACCCGTATCCTGTCGGAGCATAGGCTCTATCAGTACTCGGGTGTGCTGTTTTAAGCAACCCATCATCAATAAGCTGGTTCAAATGTCTCCAGATGGTGGCTCTGCTTGCATCTACCTTCTCACAAATCTCGCTGACCGATGGTGCGTATCCAACAAGTTTAAAGTAGCTTACTACATACATGTAGATTTCTTTTCTAAGAGCCTGTCCCTGTTCGTATTTGTTCTTAGTGTTGTACATTCTTTCTCACTTCCCTCTGTTTGGAATCTAATAACTTATTAAAAGCAACTAGACAATTCTTGATAAACTGTTTATCATTATCATCAGGACACATTTCCGCATACTCTCCAAGCTCTATCAGACGATCAGTGGCCTGCTTAGAATATTCGTCTGTAAGTTCGGCTGAATAGAAATCTTTTATAGCTTTCCAAAATTCAGTCATAAATTTTTGAATATACGGAATATCCTTTGCTTCTACTTTTATTTTTATCATCTCCTTTGAATATTGTATACAATATACTGTATACGCTCTATTTAATTTTATTTTATAAATATAATATATTTATATTATTTTAATATAAGTAACCTTTGTTAACCGTAAAGTAACCGTGCTAATTTGTGTAAACCATTGATTTTACAGGTAGGTAACCGAGTAACCGAGTAACCCTGACTTTCTCATATAGGGAAACTTTTATACTCAATATGTGCATATAAATACTCAAATATATATATACAGAATCAAAGGTTACCTAGGTTACCCGGTTACCTTTTGAACGAATTGTTTGTTAATCAAACACAATATCGTCCGTAATTTCAAAATCATCACTACAATTCACGAATCCTTTCGGAATTTCATCTACAATTTTCAAAAACACACATTTGGTGACAATTCCGTCAAGTTTTTTTGCTTTGGTCGGATAACCTCTGCTGTCAGTTTCCACAAGTCCCTTCTTAACAGCCCATGACAAAAATGCTTTTCTTGAGAATCTTCCGATTTTGCATAAATCATCAAACGCTGCGCTATAGATTATTGCAGTTGACGTTTTTTCTACCGGATTATTGTCGATAATTCCCCACCTTTCTGTTTTTATATCCGGGTTATCATCGAATTTAATTCCGTTCATGGCAATCTTATCAAGCACGAACCAGTAAGCGCGTTCGTTTTCAGATACCATTTCTTTCTCTGTCAGAAGATTCTTAGCCGTCTCAATGTCAATGTACTGGCCATCATGGAACAGCTGATCTGTTGCGATTTTATCTGCTGTCAGGATAATGCTCATTGATATACTCTGCTTCTGCATTTTATCATCATCCTGTATAAGGCTCTGAAAATGCTTCTGTATGGCTTTTATATCGTCAATGGACATTTCCTTAACTACATTTACAAAATCGATTCCTGCGTACCCGTAGTTCTTTTTAAGGGTATCTGCGGTAAGCTGCGGGTCGTCAAATATCTTTTCAGAGCACTCAACCTCGATGATTCGGTTAATCGCTCCGCCCTGGCTGACATACCCAGCGAGCGGTCGTTCGCCGTTAGTCAGAATACAATTCTGCCAGTGATTCTCCCGGTTAACACCCAGCTCCTTGTTGGAGCGACTCTTTCCTTTTCCAGAACACAGGTCGTACACAATTCCCTCGAAATTATCTCGGATTTTAGCCGACACCTTTGAAGTATCATCCAGAATTAATGGAAGATTGTTAAGCATATCGGACCTTGCTTCCAGAGCCACATCTGTTGTCTTGAAGTCTCCTATGTATCGTGATTCACCCGGATTCGCCCAGACGGAAGCTCCTAACATAAGCGTCACAGTCTTACCACCCTCAGTTTCTCCCCAGAGGTCTACAAAAAATGGAAGAGCGCCGACCAGTTTAATCAGAATACTGGCGAAGCTTGCAGCCAACATGATTTTTGGCTCTATTCTTCCAGTAGCACGAACCTTTTTTACATGTTCATACCATTCTGTTCTGCTGCCGCCTACACTGATACTTTCATACAGTTGTCGGAACCGCATATCTCCATCGAACACAATATCCTTGTCATATGGAAGAAAATAATCCCTGATCCACCCGATTTTGCTAGAGGAATACTGAATGTTGATATAATCGTCATTTGCATTCTCAACGTCTGACAGATACCGTACAAGAAACTTCGCATTCTCTGAAGTTACTGAAATCCCAAGTGCAGATAATCCAACGATTTTAGTAGATGATGCAACCATAGTTTTCGGTACAATAACCTCGGACCATTTATTATTCCTCTTATAGATTAGCTTTATCTGTTCTTCTCCGGTCTCCAGATTCTTCATTCGCTCTATTGGAAGTATAGGATGATAACAGGCTATAATGTCCGGCGATCCTGGATTTGTGTTTGATATTCTGATTCCATCATCGTCCGCCACCCAGTTAAGGCACTTCATCCGATCATATTCACAATCAGAGAAATTAGTCCACTGGTCCAGCATAGATAACGTCCTATTGTTTTTCTCTTTCTCAATCATCTGCTTCTGTACTTTCGTGTAGGCTTTAAGCAAATCCTCAAATTTTTTCTTTACGCCAAGCTCCTTGGCTCTGTCCAGAAGAGTCAGTGTAAGACGTGCCTTGTATATCTCGTCTTCCTGGTTGAATATCTCGTCAAATACTTCTTCGTCCAGAATAGAATCCTTCGTGAGCTTGTTTATCATTTCCACTTTTAATCACCTTCTTCCAGTCCTGTTATGAATCCATGGTGATATAGCGCAAGTTGTAACCTATTCCATGCTTCGCACCATCCGTCAGACAATGGTTTCACCCTGTCAAGGATAGCCCGGTAGAAATCTATATCAGACAAGCATTCTTGCAGCTCAACCTTTTTCTTCTGTTCTTCCTTCTGTCGCATTTCCATCTGCTTCTGATGGTGATATATTGCCATTCTGGAAGAGAAATCTGGTTTCTGGTAAGTTCCTCCAAGTATGGCAAAAGCTGTCTTAAAATCGCAATTATCCATGTTCTGAACGAATGTAAATATGTCACCTGTTGCACCACAGCCAAAGCAATAATAACTGTCTTTGTAGATTTTCATGGATGCAGTACGATCTTTCGGATGAAACGGGCACTGAACAAACCCTGCTCTGTTCGGAACCATGCTATATCTGCTCAGGACGTCCCTCATGCTATTCTGCTGTTTAATTGTCTCTTTATCCATTTGTCAGAATCTCCAAAATTCTTTTGCCAGTGTCTTTCTTGTCGCAAAACAGAAATTCAACACCATACTTGCGTTGCATCGTGCAGAGAATCTTATACAAGACATCTCCATGCATGACTTTCTGCTCCTGATCTACCCAGATGCCATTCTTTTTAACCCTTTTCTTCGCCCGGGGGTTCTCCCACCAGAGGACATCATCCAGTTTCTCAATCCCTTTTCCGTGCTCACACAGGAACACAAGTTTTATTCCTGCTTCGTTTGCCCGGATAATCTCAGCACGGAATCTTTCATGTTGTTGGCATACATTACCGCATAATTCAGAAAGATTTTGTTTCCGGTCAACAACCAGTCGAGGGTTGTCATAATTCATGTAATCTCCGATGTAGAGCTTTGACACGAACCATTTTTCTCCTGCTGCATCAAATGCTTTCTTAATGCCATCAATAATTTTTTGATGTTCCCTACTGTCAATTTGTATCATGCAAACGGCAACTCCTCGTCAATTCCATTTGGAATACTCATAAATCCGTATGGGTCTGCTTCTGGATGTGGTGTCTCTGGCTTCTGCTGACTCTGGCTAGAACCTTTGCTTTCACCAAACTCAATCTCCTCCACAACAATATCTGTTGTGTATACCTTCTGTCCGTCACGATTGGTGTAGCTGCCGGTCTGGATTCTCCCGGATAAATCCGCTTTCATTCCTTTAGAAAAATATTTCTCGATAAATTCTGCCGACTTTCCGAAAGCGATACAATTCAAAAAATCTGCTTTCTGATCAGAACCCTCTTTCACAAATCTTCTGTTTACCGCAATAGAAAACCTTGCAATAGATGCTCCATCATTGGTGTACTTGATTTCTGGATCACGTGTAAATCTTCCTGTAAGAATTACTTTATTCATACCGCTACTCCTTTCTGCTTATCATAATCAATCAACATCTTTAGACATTTCTGTCCTTTCTCCTTAGTAAGTGACTTAATGTCATTTACTTTAAACCGAGTCTTGATCTGTTCCAAAAGTTTAACTTCCGGGTACTTATCAATGATATTTTTAATTGACATAGTAGTCTCGGAACTAATCATCTCGGTTTCTTTTGCCGGCTCCGCTTTTCTGCCGGACGTTTTTTCTTTATCTCCTGTATTAGTAGAATCACTGTCTTTGTTATCATCAATGCAGAACAGTCCGTTCAAAGCGTATTTTCTGGCATAAGATGAAGCTGCACCTGTCACCTGTGAAGAATCCATGCCTTTCTTAGACTCTTCTTCCCTTGCATAAGCAACAGTTGTAATCTCGCCGGTATCTTCACAGTCGTTCAGATGAGCTTCTGCTCTGACATATATTCTGTCACCAACAACTTCCATCCGATCTGTGACACTTAACACGGTCTTTGTTTCTGCCAGAAGTGGCTTTACAGCTTCCAGAATATCTTCACAACTTCTGTATTTGTATTTCCCAAAGGAATTGTACTGTCCTTTAGGGGCTTTCAGCTTTGACTGAATAATACCTAACTTCTCATATATATTCACTTCTATTTCTCCTTGTCATAAACCACATGCTTACTGCCCTCAATAATCAGCAAGCTTGCAATATCTTTCATTGATAAGGTTGATTCGTTATAGATTTCGACCAGTGCGTTGTATGCGTCTGATGAAACCTTTACAACCTGATTGTCTTTTCCGGTTACCAGTTGTTTCTTTCTTGCCGGAATACGGATTTCAAATTCACTCATTCGTTTCCTCCTTATACGATTTCTGAGCCGTTAAAAGCCCATTTAGAGCCTGTACATAGTTTGCTAGCATTCTTGCCTTGTATGATTCTTCAATGGGGTTATCCGGGACTGTGGCAAGCTGTATATCAATCAATCTCAGAACTTCATTAATTCTCTCATCCATGTTCACACCGCCTTGAAAAAACAGTACAGGTTGTCTGAAGCATCTCCGAACTTCTCTCCATCAATATCTTCGGCTTTGTGGTATTCCACATGGTCCAGAGACATATCACAGTTTTCATAATCCAGAATGTAATCACCTCTGGACTGAAGCTCTCTGAGCAGCTCGTTGATACATCCTGCTATCTCCAGACTGGGAAGAAGTTTCATAATCGCTATCTGTTTACTCATTTGGACACTTCCCATCTATCAGAAGTTCCAACAAGAAAGCTTTGATTATTCTGAGGCTTTCACGACTTTCTTTCTCATAAAATGGGTTAAAAGATACGTTTTGGTACAAATCCCATTTAAATTTGTCTTTGAGAAGGAGAACATCTTCTTCCCTTTTAACCCCTCTTACTCCCAAACCGTAGCCCGAAAAATCAAAGGTGATATTTGCTGCCGGAACTTCGTTCACAACTCTTTTACAAAGTTCATAAATTTCATCAATCTCTTTCTCAAACATCTTCTTATCCTCCTTATTTCTTACCAGTCTGCTTTCATCTGGCGCACCGCCCATGCTGCCGAGATACCGAAAAAGATGTTCAGCCAGATAGGTATATCTACATATTTCCCGGCAAGCATACAAACAGCAATTAGCATATACTCTTTCATTTTATTTCTCCTGCAATCCATATAAGGTTGCTTGCTACCAGTGCGGCGACTGTCACAATCCATGCAGTGAACCATCTTTTTGACTTTTTCTTGCTTTCTTCGACAATTTCAGTCGCAAGTGCTACTTCGATGTCAGCCCATGTAAGCTGGCTTTTATTTTTAATTTCACTCATATCTAGCTAATTTCTCCTTATTTTTTCTTATTTGTCTTTACAATTAGCAGATAGAGAACTATAATGTATCTATCCACTAAGGTGTTTTAGTGGTGCAAAGCTCCGGGGTGGAGGTTCCAGCTCCCTCCGGGGCACTCACTTATTGAGAGCCTCTTTGCCTTTCCAGACATGACCGGTTACTTCATAGACTTTCCTAGGGCTTATGATGTATGTGATTCGGCCACCGGAAAGGCTTTTTGCTGGCTTGTTATTCTGCACAGCTACGCCAATCGGCAACCATCCATACACAATCCCTGCTCGGATTGCTGTAATAGGAAGTCCGATCAGTTGACTCGCATCGGCTACGGTCATATTCTCTGATGAGAACTCCGGCATCTGTGGGATTCCTGATATGATTCTTGCGACCTCTGCAGCGAACTGATGAATTTCTGCATTTTCTTTGATGTAAGTATCAACTTCACTCATTTCATGCTCCTTTCATATTTGTTTTTATGAATTTTTTTTACCTTTGATTTCTTCTTTCTCTTTTGAGTTTTGAATGGAGATTTCTTTCCGGTAAAATGTGTAAAATTATTTGCTCCCATTATTTATCACCTATTGTATTTCCTTTCCCCTCTACCTATAATGCATTTACAGGCACCGACATGCCAAGTATAACGAAAGGGGAATTATATGGTTGAAACAATCACTCGACTGTATCACTGCCACAAGATTCACAAACATGTGACTGTTTATGAAGAGTATGAGGTTTCTGGTAACAGTCGCCGCCTACTGCGGTGCTCATGTCCATATCATCAATACACGGAAATGAAGCCGCACTGTGATGGGTATAATGACCATGGTTTTCAATGTGGTTATGCAAAAAATCAATAACCAGGCTCACTAACTCATCCGGTCGCTCACTTGGCGATAGGTAACAGTAAAGCCGTAGGTCACATTTGCAACAGTCTCCACCAGATTCTTTGCAGTGTTGGCTGACGGCTTTGTTAAATTGTAATGCGTCCATCTATGCTCCTTTCTTACTTTCTTTCTGATCGGAATCGTCTTTCTTCTCAGAAAAACTTTCCGTCTTACCAAGAATGTATCCCTTGTCAAATTCTGACATATTAGGAATCGCGTTTTTCAGCTTTTCAATGATTCTTTTTTCTTTTTCAGACATGTACTCACTCCTTTCTTGTGATATACTCCCAGTAGACGGGAGGTGATATTGTGTATCTCAATAAAGAACAATTTAATTTCTTGAAATATCTTTCAAGCAAAGAAAAAATTGAATATTCTTCTCTATCGGAAAATGAAATCAAAATTTCAAATTTTCTTGAAGAAGAAAAATTGATTTCTGTTAATAGAGAATCTTTTCCTAAAATCAATCAAGACGGTCAGGTCAGATATGCAAAAGGAAAAACTCTCTCTATTACGATTTCCGAACAGGGAAAATCTTACATTGCTGAAAGAAAACATGAATTTAAAAAGTTACTATTGAAAGATGTGGCTATTCCGATTATTGTTTCGATTCTTACCACCCTAGCACTAAACGGATTAAAACTGTTGCCACACTTGCTACAATTGCTGGAATCACATATTCCATAATCGGATGGCGTTTCATATTTTCCACCTCCTTTGTTTACCTTGTAAACACAGTATAGTCCCTTAGACAACATTTGTCAATACTTTTTTGTTGACTTTGTAAACATTTTATGATATTATATTTTCAGAAAGGAGGAATTAAATTGAAAGACAGGTTTAAAGAGTTGCGAAAAGAATTAAACGTAACTCAGCAAGAATTTGCAGACAAACTAAAGATAAGTAGGAATTTTGTAGCGCAAATTGAAATGGGAAGCAAAGTTCCGTCAGATCGGACTATTGATGATGTTTGCAGAGAATTTAACGTAAACGAAGAATGGCTCAGAACTGGAAACGGAGATATGTTTGTACCCGGAATTAAAGACAAACAAATTTCTGCCATGCTTGCAGACGTAATGAAATCTGGAGAAGATTCTTTCCGACACCGTCTCGTGTCTGCATTAGCCAGATTGGATGATGAGGGATGGGACAATTTAGAAAAACTTATTGACATGATTTCTAATAAGTAAAAAGAAAGACAAGGGCAATGCGCAAACCCTTGTCTTTTTTAATGTTATCCGATTAGCCTTTTCACAAATATATAAATCACTTCTATCCAATGATTATTCGTGCATTTTTCAACCATCTCAATAATCTCTTTCTTATAATCCATAAATAACCCTCCCTGTCGCAACTACCACTTACACTACAGTATATGTCCGGCTGTGGGAAATAGAACCGAACATTAGTTCGTTTTTGTCATTATACCACCTATCCCGACTCTTGGCAACTGCCAAATATACACATGGACTTTTGTTATTTCATACACAAACTTTGCAATCTCAAAGAAAATTATGCTTTCACAGAGGGAAAATGCGAGATCGCAAACTTTTCCACCGCCGTTGTTTGTATGTGGATACTTCTGGACAGAATGCTCCTGATATACCATATACGAATGAACTATCTGCATATCTTTCTGATTATTATTGGAAATTATCTTTTGTGGGGTATGTACAAGACTAAATACCTTATAGATCAGCAAGAGAAGTACAAAGCACTTAAAACATTTCTTTTTCATCTAAATCACTCTATTTCGTTCTAAATCTTTACAATATGCTCTTAAAATGATAAAATAAAAATACCACGAATAACCGTACTTTACATAATATTGCAAAATCAGCGGTACAAAATACATAATCCGCATAAAAAGTGCGAAGCGTGGTGAATAAAGCTATTAGGAGGAGCAATTCTATGAGTAAGAAAAAAGGTGGAAAACTTAAATGGGTAGTTTTAGCAGTCATCGCCGTTGGTGTTATTGGCGCCGTTGGTGGAAATTCGGATTCAAACACCACATCTTCTTCCAGCACATCCACAAAGACAGAATCTGCAAAAGAAGTTGATACACCTGCGCCAATTGAATACACATCCGTATCAGTCAATGATATGATGTCCGATCTTGACAGTAATGCAATGGGTGCATCTGATAAATACAAAGGCAAACATCTTGAGATTACCGGAAAACTCAGTAACATTGATGCAGCTGGAAAATATATTGACCTTATGGCTGATGGAGATTTTGAGATTATTGGAGTCCAGTGTTACATCAAAAACGACGACCAAAAATCCAAAATAGCATCCATGTCAAAGGGAGACACCGTTACTTTAAAAGGAAAATGCACAGACGTTGGAGAAGTTCTTGGATATTCTCTTGACATTGAAGAAATAGAATAAAATAAAAAAACCGCCCCGGCATTGGCGTACCGGGACGGCGTTTATACATCTCCGAAGAAATGTAATATTCTGGCAAACATATTGTATCATCTTCGGAGCAGTCGAGCAAGACAGAAAATTTGTTCGGCTGTTATTTTTATACCTAAAACAGCTACATAAAGAAAAGAGGAATAAAAATGGCGAAGAAAAGAAAAAAATATCCAAAATTGCCGAATAACTTTGGCTCTATCCGGTATCTTGGCAAGAATCGGAGAAACTGTTTCGCAGTACATCCACCGGCTACACTGGGCGATAATGGTAAACTAAAACGTCCGCCGGCAATCTGCTATGTGGATGACTGGATAAAAGGCTTTACTGTCCTGACAGCATACAAAGCCGGCACGTATCAACCCGGCATGGAGCGGACTCTTGAGGTATCTCCTACAACCGACATAGATACTCTTATAAGCCGCTTAATTGCCGACTACAATACAATCAAGGGTGTCGAGGATAAACACCCGGAAATCAAGAAATTGACGTTCTCAGAGGTATATAAACAGTTTTATGCGTGGAAGTTCCCAGAGGGGACAAAACTGTCGTACAGCTCAAAGGAAGCATACCGGACAGCTTATACGAACTGTACTGTTCTGCACAATCGCATATTCGAAGATTTAAAGGCTCCTGATATGCAAAAGGCTATTGATGATTGTAAGCTGAAAAAGCAAAGCCAGATGGCTATTTTGACTCTGTTCAAGCAGATGTACAAATATGCTGTCTACTCAGAGATCGTAACGGAAAATAAGGCGTTATATGTCCATGTCAATGCTGATAATGACACCGAACATGGAACACCATTTTCCGATCAGGAGATGCAAGTACTGTGGAATAATACCGACGATCCAGAAGTGCAGCTCATTCTTATTATGTGTTACTCCGGCTGGAGAATCGGGGAAGTGCTAAAACTTACAACCGACTTAGAAGAAAGATACTTTCAAGGTGGAATCAAAACAAAAGCCGGTAAAAACAGAATTGTTCCGATACATCCTGCTGTATATCATTTTGTTGAGCAGAAAGTGTTGACACAAGATGGGAAACTATGCGTATATACTCAGCAGCATCACAGAAAAGCATTGTTCTATCCTACACTGGAACGTTTAGGAATAGTCGGTAATCCGAAACACACGCCGCATGACTGCCGGCACACCTTTTCTGCACTGTGCGAAAAATACGGTGTCCGGGAAAATGACCGAAAACGAATGCTCGGCCACTCTTTTGGTGGAGATGTTACAAATGCGGTATATGGACACAGGACACTGGAAGAACTTCGGACAGAAATAGAAAAGATAAAAGTTCCATTTGTGACTAACTGTGACTAACGGAACCAATTTTAATCTTTCTAAAACAACCGAAATATTATTATCGAAATGCCGGAAACCCTATTAAAATCAATGTTTTCAGCGATTTTGCAAGGATTTCCCACATTTCATTTTCATTATTCTAATTTTATTGATTGTGACTAACAAATAGAATTTAGAAAATTGCGCAAATGCCTGTAAATACAGTGTTTTTGGCACTATTATATTAGGAAACAATATTTTTATTTGTGACTAACGTGTGACTAACGATAACAGTCTAAAACTTCCGAAATGATACAAAATATGTTTATAAATAAAGTTCCCGGGGAATTAACCCCGGGATGTTTTTATATGGCAATCAAATCTTTCCATGTGACGGGTCCACAGACTCCGTCCACTTCCAGAACATCTTTCCTAGATTCTTGATAAGCTTTCAGAGCGTAAATCGTGTTTGCATCTGCTGTCCATGTAAGTTTCAGGGCTTTGCCGTTTTTGCCTTTAAAGCCTCTGGCTCTTAATATTTCCTGTAAGAGAAGCACAGATGTATTTTTGTCTCCTGCTTTTACTGTTTCTGGATTAAACATATATTTCTCTCCTGCTTGTGCGGTATTAGGCAATGCATTTTCAGATTTTGCGGGTACAGATGCAATACTATAATCTGGTGTACAGAACTTAGTTCCGGGCATCTGGCTGTTAAGATAACTCTTTGCGCAGACACCGCCGCCATTTGCAATAATTCCAGATGCGCCAGAAGTATTTCCCTCGATGGTATAGAACCTGTCTCCGATTACAGCCGTTACGATGCCGGTATGGGTGAAAGTTCCATTATGATAAAAAATTACAATATCACCGATCTTTGGATTAGCGTTCCTTGTAAACAGATTACCAAGTGTTGGGCAGTAAACATAGGGCCAGTGCTTCAACAGTTTTTTTGCTTTTTCCTGTCCGAATGCTTCCATAAAACACCAACTCACGAATGCTGCGCACCAAGGCTGTCCTTGATATGATGGCTTAATGTCTCGCCAATACTTCGTATAGTTGTTCGAACCGGCGTTTGCAGTCTTACTGTCGAGCTGACTATTGCTCTTCTTTTCAAGGTATCCAATCTCATTTTTTGCAATGAGAATCACTTTTTCAATAGCTTTATCCATTGCAGAAACCTCCTCTTTGTAATCCTTATAGAATACATCCATGTCAACGTTACCACTAATGCCGGATACTTTTCCTCTACTGGAATACTGCCAGCCTACACCAACAGATGGACGCAATCTTTCCTGTACAGAGCCATTATCACTAGCCGGATAACGAGCAATCCAGCAATCGTACTTTTTCAGGGTGTCTGACAGAACGTTATTGTACCAATCAAGATTGCAGTAGATACCGACCTTATAACCGGCTTTTTTGATTCTGGTCAGAAATGCTACTGCAATATTCTCAATCGCCTGTTTTCCAAGGTTTCTCTGCTGACTCCATTCAAGGTCGTAGAAGATTGGAAAGTCCATTCCGCGTCCGCCAAGAACAGAAATTACGCTCTCAGCTTCATCAATTGCCTGTGCCGGTGTCAGAGCGTAACTGTATTTATATCCGCCGACAAGGATTCCATTTGACTTGCATCCTTTGTAGTTATGCTCAAAAGAGGAATCAGTTCCAGATTTTTGATGGATTCTCAATATTGCAAACTTAATTTCAGAATTCGATACTTTCGCCCAGTCTGGCTTACTCTGATAAGATGATACGTCAATTCCTTTAATTTCCATATTTTCTCCCTTACACGTATTTTATTTCACTATCCCTGGTTTTGATTCTGTTACTGTCCCGTCCTCATTCAGTACATAGCCATCCTTTTGAAGCCTTTCAATTACCTTCTTATTCCACAACTCGGGAACATCTGTCCATTTTTTCAATTCATTAATAACTCTTTCTTCGTAAAATTTAACCATTATTCTCACCTCTGATTGTTGCAACTAAAGTAGCCAGTTCATCAAGTGCCGAATCATGCGTTGATACAAGTTCAGCTAGACCGTCAATACCATCACCATTAATCAGAATTTTACGATTAGATTCCGCATTAAGCATCCGCATCACCGAGTCAAGCTTTTCAGACATCTCATTCAGCCTGTTTGAAACTCGATTGATGGCTTTGTAGATATTTGCAATTCCTTTTTTATCCACAATTATCATCTCCTTTGATTAAAAATAGTACCGCAAATCCTTTTAACCGCCTTACGGCGGTAGATGGGTTTTGCTAGGATTTTAGATACATAAGCAGGGGGCAACACCAAGAGCGTAGCTGACGTCGCTGTAGTACGATTCCCCGTCCATGTCCACATGACAGAATTTGTTTCCGCTGCTGGAGTAAGGCGAACGTTCCCAATAGCGGCCAGACACGAAATTACTGCTAAAGTACGGTTTCTTATATCTATTAGCAGTTGCGTTCTTAAAGTACTGATACTGTTCTCCCTCGCCTGCGAAAGAATACTTTATACTGCCAAAAACCTCAATTTCAGAAGGTAAAAATGCATAGTCATTTGAGACTTTAATCGTACTGCTACGGCTTCCTACAGATGCCAACTTCTTGACCTGCTTCATCATATTCTGAATATAAGTAGGCAAACATTTCTTGTACACATTATTGCACCACGTACGTCTTGCACAGCCTTCCCAACCACCACTATTTGTACTTGAACCGTTTATATAACCACATTCATGTGATACATTATAGGAGGTGCTATATTCTGTCGTAGTGTCTAAATACAACATACGTTCTGTCTGAATTGTAATAGCGGCTTTAGTCTTGCCATTGATAGCAGTCACTAAGTCATCATGTTCGATTCCGATAATTACATAGGCATAATCATTCGCTCTGTGTGACTCACTTACGCCAGTTGCATCCATGGCATTGTGATGGATGGTTCTCTTGTCGCCGACCGCCCAATAGTCGCTAATGTTGATTTTGCCTGCGTAGTGCGCTTCAATCATCTTTTCAATCTCTGCGTCTGTTCCGTCGGCAAATGCGACAATCTTCAAATCCTCTTTTGGTTCGCCGAGAAGTCTGTTTCCTGCATCGTAGTTGTATACACCATCTGTAGAATATGGAAACAGTGTAAAGTAATATTGTTTGCCGTTTGTCAGCCCTGTGACTGTATAGCCTGTGGTTTTGTATTTATCTCGAATTGCATTATCAACCACAAGCGTTCCGTCATCTGGATTTGCAGGATAGCCCGTTTCTTTCATTACAAGTTTTGTGCCAGCCCATGTAGAGAATGTTGAACCACTAATTACCGTGTTTTCAGGGTCTTGCCATTTAATTGTGACAGATGCATTTAAGTTCTCAATCGTTGGGTTGTTTACGGGCTTGGGAGTAACGGTTGTGCCACCGCCTTTTGCGTGGAGTGTTCCGTCTTCATCTATGAATGTTGTCTTGCCGTCAGGCTTAACCTTACCGAGAATTTCAATTGTAGCAATTGGGACAGTCGCATCACTCCCCTTGTCCCCTTTTGGCCCTTTGATGTTTACTGTTTCGGGATTGGCGATTCCATCTGTGTTGCTCCAGCTTATGTTTCCATCAGTGTCTACACTTGGAATGAATGTAGTGCCCTTTTCTCCTTGCGGTCCAGTATCTCCTTTTGCACCCGTATCGCCTTGCGGCCCGGTAATATTTACTGTCTGGGGGTTTTCAAGTCCTCCGTCATTACTCCAGCTTATGTTTCCTTCGCTGTCTACAACAGGAGTGAATGTGATTCCTCGCGCACCAGTATCTCCTTGCTCACCTTTTGGACCAACTGGACCTTGTTCACCTTGCGGCCCAGTATCGCCTTTTAGGCCCTGTACTCCCTGCTCTCCTTTTTCTCCGGGGTCTCCTTTTACACCCTGTGGCCCTGGGTCACCCTTTGGACCTTGCGGACCAACTGGCCCCTGCGGCCCCTGAATCTTGCCAGCATTGTTCCAATTCGCGCCGTCGAAAATCCACATTTCTCCGTCTATTAAATATGCATCGTTCTTCTCTGCACTCAGGGGGAGGTCTGCCTCAGATTCTTTTGTGCCAAGGACATTAAGAGACGTTCCGTCGTTTCCTTGTTCGCCCTTTTCTCCTCGCGGGCCTTGCGGACCAACTGGTCCCTGCGGACCAACGTCTCCTTTTTCACCTTTTGGGCCTTGCACTCCTTGAGGCCCCATAATATTTCCAACATTTTCACTATCACCATCTGAAAATGTTATTGTCAAATTTCCATCTGTGTCAATACTGACTGCTGTGATAGAGATGCCCCTTAGTGATTCTTTCTGCTCAGGTGTCAGTGATTCAAATGTCACGGTACCATCTGCGCCTTTATCTCCTTTTTCGCCTTTGGGACCCTGTGGACCAACGAATTCTCCGGCATTAACCATCTCTGAAATGTCCTCAATGGAACACAACCGCCTTACATCATTAGCCGCAAATGCAATGTATAAGGCTTTACCAGATGGAACGGACGGGTCATTGCCAAGAATCGCAACGGGCTCTCCGGGACGAATTTTCGACGTATCAAAATCGGAGTACATACCGCGCCGGAATTGTATTGTGTATGTATTGGCCATATTAGACTTACCTCCTTATAAAAGGAAATTATTCCTTATGTAATTCTTTACAGAATCAAGATTTTTCTGCACGCTGTCATCCATCACGAGAAAATTGCCTTTATTGTTCTGACTGATGATACTTCCTGTGCTTTCGTCTACTTCTGAATAGGTGTAAGCAATGCGACTTCCTTCTCCAGTGCTGAGATTCATAAAACTTGTAAGAATTTTTTTCATGATATTTCCTCCATTTCGTCAATAATTTTTTTTCCTGTTATTAAGAAGCTCTTTTTCGTAATCGGGTTCTGATATTTCAAGGCTTTTACTGTAGTCTGGCTCTGGCATGTCTGTGTCTATTGCCCTATCGTAAGCTGTTTCACTTGCATCAGCAAAACGCATGTGTTCATAGTCAGCTTGACGCGCTTTGACTTCAAATGCAAATTTAAGCCCCGGAGTACCTTTTACAGTGAAATATGTCTGTTCTTTTTGGTCTATCCAACAATCTCCATCTCCTTCCTTTTGCAAGAACACATAATATTCAATCCTTACATTAGTAGATTCTTGGAATATGTCATCTATGTCTATCAGACATGTGCCGTCTTCTGATATGGATGCTTCTCCGATGTCTCCAAACATGGGGGATGCCATTTCGTAGCAATAAAACGCCTGTGTACCATAGTTTTTTGTTGGAAAAATCCTCTTCTTTGTCCCTCGGACACTTAAATCCGCAAGGTCTGTCCCCGTACCTGCACTGTAGAAATGACCACTGGCTTCTACATGTGTACCTGCTGTAACTTCTTTTGATGCCGAAACGCTGCTCGCCGAAACGCTGCTCGCCGAAACGCTGCTCGCCGAAACGCTTTTATTAAACGAGGCTGAACTTGCATGTACGGTTCCTGTATAAAGATTGATTCCTCTAATACGCGTTCCATACAATGTCCCGTACCCCGGTACATATATTCCTGTATTCGTCTCTGAATAGATCTCTCCAGTTGAAGCATCTAGTATTACTTCTCCATACGTGCCACTTGCTGAAAGCTTTTTAATTCCAACTTTCCATCCTGCTAATTCGCCTGTGTTAATATAATCGGCATTCATGTACACATTGCCATTTGATAGATACAGGCCTTTATTGCTGCTGTTATCGCTTAGCACATTAATAATCTCTTGCTTGGACATTTTTCCTATGTCGAGATCACTGAGCGCTTTATCTGTATAGCTGTTTGCACTTGATAGCGCTGTCGAAGCTTTGTTTTCCGCAACACTATATATTGTATCACCATTTGTTAATACAAATGTATCAGGTCTGAGCGTAACATTTCCGTAGTTATCAATCGCAAATGTTGATGTTCCAGAACTGTTTGTAACATTAATGTTTTTCAAGCTAATTAAATCAGCTGAAATCTGGCCGGACTTAATATAGGAAGCATTTATATACAGATGTCCGTTCTGCATATAAATTCCCTCTTGCTTACCGTTATCCGTTAAAGCGTTAAAAACTCTTTCAAAATTGACAATTTTTTCAGCGTCCAGTTCCCGCCAAGCGCCATCAGTCCCAGAAAACATATATACCTGGCTTGTAGAGAAGTTCATGAATATCGAGCCGTCATGCTTTTCATATTCTTCACTTTTCCACTCAGATGCCGGATAATTCTGCAATGTTGGTGTATACGTGCCATAATAGTTCGGGATAGTCACATTACGAACTGACCCATCCACAACGTCCTTGGCAATCTGTTCAATAGTTCTACTTTTCAGTGTAAAGTTTTCAACTTCTAATGTGACAGCACCTGTGTCGGCATCTATTCTTAATGTCGTATTCCCGTTATTATCTTTCGCTGTGAAGCCTCTTGTATTAATCCATTCTGATTGAATACCGATGGCATAGAGAATATTCAGAACGGCATCTCCATTACTATCAAAGCCGGCTTTCCATGTCTGACCCCCATCTACTGACAAAAAGAATCCATCGACACCTGTCTTATAAATTACTTTAGAATCAGCAAGTGTAGGTTTATCATGCCGGTACGTAATTACGGAATCATCTTCTTGTATTTCCTCTGTATAGAAGAAACCTAGCGTGTTTGCTGCAAGCTCGTTCATTTGTTTGAGCTTTACGTCATAGGCAGATAGTTTCTTTTCTATATCTTTTTTTGACTGCTCTACCGCTGTTTGCTGATCACCAATAAACTCGCTTGCATCTTCTTCAGCACTCTTTGCGCTACAACTCCATGATGTTGAGCCACCGAACACGAACTCTATATCTGTCACAAACGATCTAAAGACACGATTCTTTGTATCAATAAATTCGACCGGATCGCCGAAAGTGGCGTATCCGTTGGCGATTCCGTCGCATGAGAAAGGACGCATTCGCAAACCGATTAATTGATTTCCAATAGCTTCGACTCCTGCCTGTGCATTTCCTGACAATAGCTGATTATCAATAGTGATTACATAGCCGTCCTGACCCGACATATATTCGGCCTCATCTTCTACGTATTTGACGCCTGTTACAATAACATCGTCTACGTCATATTGTAGATTCTGAATTGAAAATAACGCGTGATAGTCGTTATTGCTTAACGTACCACCATCAATCACGGTCCCTGTTGTCCATGGATTAAGCGTACCGCCATCCAGATCATCACCATTTGTCCAGTTCTTTACTGTTCCACCATCGTAAATAGTCGTATTGGTAAATGTCTTATCAAACGTAATAATCCTGAGTAAGTCATTTTCGTCGATTCTTGCATTTCCACCGGCTATCCCGGCACACATTCCGATTATTGTACGGTATGTCGCATTAGATGGCACTTTCTGAATCTGAAAATCCGCATTTGGAAACACTGCATCTCCAAGAGTGATTCCACATTGCTGACAGCATTCCGAGAGCAGTTCCTTGACCGTACAAGGAAAAGACAGATTAGAATCATATGCCTTATCAGCGTTATGCATTTTATCTAAGAGAGAAAGACTTATTTCGCTTGCTGTTGCGGGCTTTTTCGATACAATGTAAGTACCTCTCTTTATGGTTTCTATCCTGTCGGATAACTGCACATTGAGAAAGATAACAAACCTTGCAGCGTTAAAATTATATCCGTCAAAACGCCCATCATCGTTTACTAATGATAAGCTTGCCGTTTTTGCGATTGCCACACCCACCGGAAAGTCCCCGGAGTCTGCTGAATCTACGAGATTATTTCCAGACAGATAAAAGTCTTTTTTGCCTAGCTTAAGAGTTGTGCCATTTGACAATGTAACATTTGCTGTCACGTAATAATTTCTGTTTGTAAGTGATTCTTTCTTTAACTGAGTAGATACATTTATCAAATCGGCTCAATCCTCCTTACATTGATAGACAAATCTGTCCACTTTTCTTCCCCATCTTTCAGAGTTTGCGCAGCCATGTTGAAATTTGATGCGTAGAATGTTCTGTCTATCCATCTTCCCGGAACAGTTGGGTCTTTATGGTGGAATGTGAATTGACTTTTGTTAAGTACAGTATTTAGTATGGTTGCTATTTCAGCCCATGTAAGCTCGCCCCATTGCATGTCATACCCGCCAATTGTTCCCATTGGTGTATTGTGCATAATCAAATCCTGACTTCTTTTAGAGTCTTCCGTAGAAGTGGTTGCGAACACCGGTTTGTAACTATCCGGTGCTCTTATAACAACGTTGTCTATTTTAAATTGTTCCTGCGGCATATTCTTCTCCTTACGCTAACTCAAATGGGTTCTTCCCATTCCGGTTTCTTCTCATTTCAGCTTCACTGATAATAATATCTAACAGTTTTCTGCCAGATGCATTAACTGTAACATTGTAGGTATTTCCGTCTCCCTGTCCCTTTCCTGATTCTTCCCGGACGATCTGACGTAACAGACTTTCCGGCGCTTCCAGGTTATTGCCTTTCTTCTGGTCGCCTAATACCGCAAGGAATTCTGACCTTGGTGGAATAACTGCGCCACTGGCCAGATATGGGATAGTTCCGATACGTGGAAATGTTGCATGAAATCCAATAGTCTTTGAACCAAACGGTGTTGGAACAGTCCAGGGTCCAAAGGAAAATGCAGATTCAATTCCACCAATTGCATTATTAATCATTCCAACTGCATTATTAACAATGCTGATTGCTTGATTGATCGGAGCTTTAATAAAATCCACAATGCCTTCAAACGCAGATCTGACTGCATCTCTGGCGGCATTAAACTTATTAGTGATAGCATTTTTTATCGCTTCTACTTTATTAGATACGAACGTAGCTACGTTTTCCCATGTTTTTGATGTCTTGTTCTTTACGCTGTCCCATACGCCTACAACTTTAGTTTTAATTGCATTAAATACTGTGCTGGCTGTGGATTTAAGAGAGTTCCAAAGACCAGAAAGGGTCTTTTTAATTGCGTTCCAGATTGTTGAAGTCAATGCTTTAATCGCATTCCAAGCAGTGCTGACGATGCTCTTTATTATACTCAACGCGCCTTTTGTTACGGTTTTAATTATCTCCCACGCACCTGACACAACATCTTTGATAAAACTCCATGCTCCATCCGCAATCTCTTTTATTCCCTGCCAAGCCAGTTCCCAGTCTCCCGTGAAAACGCCGACAAGAAAATCAATGATTCCACTCAGCGTGTCTGCTACATCACCAATTATTTTAATTAATGATTTTATGACTTTTATCGCTACGGTGCCTACAACATCAATTATCTTTGCAACAACCGGAAGCAAATTCGCGATTATCCAGTTAATTAAAGGAACTAACACCGACTCCCACAGAAGTTTCAGAGAATCAATGAGTTTTCCGAGAAATGTTTCTATCTTTAAAATTGCGTCCCCTAATGGTCCCTCTAATAGCCCTTTGATTTGTTCTGCCAGTCCTTGTAACACCGGAAGAATGTATGTGTTATATCCGGTTATCAGAGTTTCAAATATGCTTGATAATCCATCTGCTATAGAATCAAAGAACGGTTTTACATGTTCATCGTATAACCTCGATATTGCATCACTAAGGTTTTGAACAGCTGTTAAGACGCCGCTTGTTACGGTTTCTATTACTCCGAGACTACCCTCGATTGCTGACTTTAAAATGTCCTTGTTGTCGATAAAAGGCTGCGCAATCATGTTAAGGATATCTCTGCCAAGTTTTGCAGCCGTTTCTGTAAGAACCATTCCGATTTCAGCAAAGATTCCGATTAAATCCGCAGTAATCTGCTGTGCGGTTTCTCCACCAAAAACTGAGAAAACATCCGCAAAGGCGACTGCAAGATTCCCTGCGATTTGCGAAATTTCAGAGCCGATATTGAACATATCTATCAGATAGTTCTTTATTCTTTGCGTGTTCTGCTTTAAAAACTTTTCAATTCCGCCTATAATGTTTTGTGCAATTGTCAATCCAATTCTGGCAAATGAACCGGCAACTTGTCCAATTGCATATGCAAATGAATCAAGAAAATTATTTGCTGCTTTAGTAACTTCTGAATCAGTAAAGATATCCTTTAAAGATTTCCATATGGAATCGAGATCCTTTTTTATTCCGTCAAGAATTGGTTCGTAATCTCCTAATCCATCCCAGAATCCTTTTGCGATTAACTTAGCCAACTGTTTAAATCTGTCGATTATCTTTTTTAGCGGTTTTGACATTTTATCAAGAACTGTCTCACCCTCTGCCAATTTTCCATAATCAACATTTTGTACAGCATCTTTCATCTGATCTGCAAGTCCGCCGGTTGCGCCCGGTACTTTTGACGATGAATCTGTGCTTTTATCCGTTGAGTAATTATTTATTTCGTCAAGAGGACTAAGATATCCTTTTGCCGCCTTAGTAGCTTTCTTAGTTGCATCTGCTGTATCATTTGTCGCATCTGCCAGCTTTTCGGCATTGTTGGCAGCATCTCCATATTGGTCTGCCGTATCAGCTATTGCATCTGTTCCGACAAGACCTGCACCACTTGCGCCTGTCTGGCCAGATGATTTCTTTCCGGTGATTAATTCCGTAAATGACTTGAAGGCATTTGCCAGAGTTGCTAACTTACCGAGCAAGATATTAATAACTCTCAAAACGGGAGTGAAGAGATTGATTAATCCCTGTCCGACTGTTGCCTTGAGAGATTGCAGCTGTAACTGCATTACTCTTACCTGGTTCGCCCAGCTGTCTGAAGTACGGATGAAGTCTCCAGATGCGGCAGACAACTGTTTCTGTACAAAAGCCAGACGAAGAGCCACTTTCTCCTGCTCGGTCATAGCAGATGTGGTTTTCCCGTATCCATTAGCCAATGCATATTCATCAAGTGCATTTTGAGTCATTACAACCCCAATATCTTTTAATGTTTCTGTTTCACCAGAAAATACAGACTTTAACTTGATATATGCTAAATCCTGACTAATATTGTAAAAAGAAGCTACATCTCCTGCTAACTGGGTAAGCTGTGTTGACATATCGTAGGCCTGTGATTCCGTAAAATTAAACTGTTTTGCCATTGATCCAAATAAGCCTACATATTTTTTTGCCATTGTTTCTGACAAGCCTGCTGTCTTTACTGCTTTTTTTGAAAACTCGTTAACTTTTTCAGTCATATTTGGAAAAACTACATTCACAACACTTTGAACTTCGTTTAAATCTGAACCAAGTTTTGTACACTCTTTTCCAAACTGCGCCAGTTTTCCAATTGCGAATACTCCGCCAATTAGTACGCCTAATTTCTTTACTACGCTACCAAGCCCATTGAATGATTGCCTAATTGCTGATACGCCGTTTTGCACGCCTGATGTGTCCATTCTGGTATCAATAATGACTGAGCCATCAGCAGCCATGTGTCCACCTC